TTTTTATGAATAAATAAACCAATGAATCGTCTATTCCGGTTTGCAAAAAAAACTCTTCCCAAAATTTCTAAAACCGAACAGATCGCATCAGAATCTAAACATTTTTCAAACAAAGTATATATGTGTTCTAACTTATCGATCGCGAAAAATTCACAATGTCCTAGCAGTCATTGGAAAGCATCTTTGGCACCGATTCTAGTTCATAATCATATGTCATACGTAAACATAGGAGCGAACAAAGGATACAATATTCTTGAGTTTTTGTTGCGTCATGATAGCGACCAATACCCATCTATGAAGCATTGGCATCACGAATTACTTAGAAAAGGAATTGATCAACATTCGTGTGGAGTATGTTTGAGTTGTCGTTCAAAAGTAATTCCATCTAAAAAACTTGGCATAGTTGCGCGTATTGTTGCGGTTGAGCTTCTCACTAATAATTATAATATTTTAAAAGAGATGTGTGCACAATTTATTCCTCAAACTCGTGTGCTACATGCAGCGGCTGTGAAAAAAAAAAAAATATCTGTATATGAACCATATTTAAAACATAGCGGTCATGAAACGCTTGGAATTTCTCGTTCAGGACGTCCAGTTGCGAGCATAACGTTAAACGAAATTATAAACGGATCAATATGGGATATGGTGAGCATCGACGCCGAAGGATGGGACGGAGAAATTCTCAAAGGTGGACGAGCTTCAATCGAAAACCGTAACATACGTGTGATCGAATTCGAATACAGTGGTAAATGGAAAACTCGACTTGAGTCTATTATTTCTCTATTGTGGTCTGCCGGATATTCCTGCTTTTGGACAGGAAACAATGGACAATTAGCAAACATTTCACCTACTTGTCATTCCGAAATTGAAATACATAAATGGTCTAATATTGTCTGTGCTTTTGAAAAAGAAATAACCCGTGTCTTGTGGAATCTCCAGAGCTCGTAAATATTTTTAAGTTTGTTTTTTTTTTAAAGTAAAATAAAATGTTTACAGGTATTATTATAACATCACTTTTCTCATTAATCAATAATCCCGTAGGATCCTATTATGGAGACATAAAAATCCCTATGATTTCAACCCAAAAAATTTACGTGGATATTCAAGAAAACTTGAATGGGAAAATATATTTAAAAGGCCCGATTACACAAGAAGAATTGTTTTATTATGATAAAAAACTTGACAAACCTATAATCGGAAAGAAAATCACTAAACTACTAGCTAAATATAGGTGTAAACTTTTAAGTATAAATTACAATACTATAGACAATACCCCAAATGTGATAGTGAAATTAAACTTGCCCATTATTGGTGACACTATTTTTAAAATGCATAAATTATGAAACAAACATAAATTATTTTAAAAATTTTTTATCTTTAAAAATAATATAATTGTAGGATTCTATAAGTTCCGGTTCTACAGTAATCCAAAATTCATAAAATTCTTGGTTTGCACAACGTTTATTATTGGTTTTTAAATAGTTGCGTTGGAACGTTTCTATCCTCCGCAGTTCTTCTAACAAAGTGCGATAAGGAAGAGATACTTTTGGGCACCTTTTATATGCAAGTTTCCAAAAGTTTTCTCCGTATAATTTAAACGCAAGTTTTTCATAAAATTTGTCATCTAGTATTTCTCTAAAATTGGTATTTGAATTTCTCATAGTTACAGTTTCATAAAATTCCAAAAAATTTATAAAAATATAGTATAAAACTTCATCCGGTAAATCAGTAATCATTTATTTTTAGTAATGAATATATTGTGTTTGTATTTATATTTGATTCTTTACTGTATAGTTATTGTAACCTGTTCTTATCTTAGCGTATTAAATTACGACATCAAACATAACATTTCAAAATTCTGATATATCGAATTTGTTTTTTTTTCAACTTTAAAAAAATGAACAAAGATGAAGAAAAATGCGATATATGTTTTGAAAAAACAGTAAATAAAATAATGTGCGTGTTACCGTGTAAACATATTCTTTGCATTCAATGCCTCTTTAAAGTAACAAAACCAGAATGTCATATATGCAGAAAATTTTACGGAAACCTTTTGTGTGGCTGTGTAGCTTTGGTTACAAAAACGTTTGAAGAGTTTGACCGTTTTTAATAGTATAAACTTTTAATGCTACTGTTAATGATTTAAAGCTTTGATATTATGACGTCTACCATTGTTGTAAACGAAACGCCAAACAATCATTTGTAAACCTTCGGACAAATGGAGTAGACGATGCATTGCAAAAATTTTTTTGACTTTTTGCGCTGTCTAAGATCCACCAAAGAAGGCATCTGCCGTGCAAGTGTGTCTTTTAGTTGATATATTGTTTTCCGGACAATACGTTTTTCTTTTTTTTACTATTTGAAAATCTCCATTTTGGTCCATAGGTGTTGGTATATTTCCGTAAACATCTTCTAATAAAGATTCACATCTCAGCCTAAAGGCTTCATCGAGTGCTTTTTGTGCTAACATATACAAAGTTTCCACCATATTTTTATACAAATATATTAAACATTATATTCTGATTTTAATCTTTAATTTATATACAAATCTATTCAAAATCCTATGTTTTTGAAAGGACGTTCTCCGACTTTTTGAACATGTGCGAATACCAACACTCCATTCTTAGTTTTGTAAGGAATCGACGGAACAAGTTTCTTCAGGATTCCGTGCGCATCTCGTGTAACGTTGATTACACTATCACGCCTTCCAGTTCCACGTGTCTGGAATACAATATGATAATGACGTATTTTGAAGTCTTGAACGATTTCTGCATGCATCTTTTCGAGCGCGTTGATGACGGTGTCCATATGCATAACGTTCTTTACGCGCTTGACTTCGACTGCAACATTCCCCTTGACCGTTTCAAAAATAGAATCCGGAACTCGCTGACCACGGTAAATATGTGAAAGAATGGTCTCGGATGCCAAAACATTTTCATTCCGAAAACCCAGGAATGAAAATGCAATCTTCTCGGAAAGTTCAGAGTTTTCACAAAGCGTTTTGGACTTGTTGTCAATGGTTGCCAGGGTCATCGTCGTCGTTTACCGAGGGGTGCTTTATCCTTTTGTTTCGTTTGGATCAATCCCGTTTGATCCAAACGAAACAGTAGACCACTCAGCAGACTTGTCTACTGTTTGATCCAGATATACGTATTTACATTATTTTGAAATTGACGTCTCGAGTTTAAAGCCTTTCTATTGCATATACTTGTTAAAACTTTGATTAATCTGACTACTGTAAAAAAATAACTTTTTATGAAAATTATAAAACATGTGTTGTGTAAAAAAATAAGCAAAAAAAATATAGTTATAATAAAATGTTGATGGACGACCATCAAAAACTTATGAAACGTAAATCTTTTAAAGCACCACCGGGAACGGTTTATAGCATATTTGAAATACACGAAGAATATGGAAAAAACGAGTCCGGAGAAGTTCCAGTTATAGTGAAAAAAGAAGAAGAACCTAAAAAGAAAACGAATATTCGTTCCCTATAAAAAAATGATTTTTAGTTCATTTAATTAATTTTTTTTTTATGTAACACTAAAATGAATGAAATCTTCAATATTTATCATTTTTTGTGTGTCGGTCTCACTCTTAAACTTTGTAACATACACTAGAAGCTCCGTAAAAAATATTTTTAAAAGTTTAAACTCCTCCCAAAATATGTTATTTAGAAAAAAAATAAATTATACAAGTATTCGTATGAATAGTTCTGTGGTTTCGGAATACAACATTTACGAAACTATTGCTACAGAAAAGACTCAAATAAACGTCACAGTCGATTATTCATTCAAAAAAGAAGAAATTCTTAATTATTTAATTTCAAATAAAACGAATGAAACATACAATTATTTAGTAACAAAAAAAGAAGAAATCTTAAAAGACTTGGAAAATATCAACAAAAAATTAAACAATAAAATAGAAAAAATTATTGTAATTATTATAATAGAAAGGAACAGATCATTAGAATACGACATACTGAGATCATTAATAAAAAATAAAGAAAGATGTGGTTCGTCATATAAGATTGTTCACGTAGAGCAGTCCAAGAACTGTCTTTTTAATAGGGGACTCTTAGCAAACGTTGGTTTTATTAAAGCATATGAAAGTTGGAAGAATATTGAAAGAATAGTGGTTCATGATACTGATATGTTCCCTGAAAGTACAATGTGTTATAACGAACCTTATCATGCACCAGTTATTCATTATGCAACACGAGTTTCTCAATTTAATTATCAGCTTCCATATAAAACATATTTTGGAGGCGCTATAGGCTTCATTCCTTCTGTGTATAATAAAATAAATGGTTTTAGTAATAGTTTTTGGGGCTGGGGTGGAGAAGATGACGATATATATAATCGTGTAGTAAATACTGGTTTTAACATATTTTCTTCAGCTTCGGGTCGTTTTCTAAGTACATGTCATGAAAGGGATAAATCAAATGTTAAAAATAATATTGAAACACTAAACAATGGGTCAAGAACAAATGATGGACTCACTAATGCGGAAAAAATAGTAAATTCAATAATAACAAAAGTGGATGATGTCGAGTTACATGTAGCAGCAAACGTAAAGTCTGAATACTGCACACACCCACCACCCCCTCCGTATAGTTATTCTTCAAACAGTTATATTAAAAAAACAAGTTTACCTAAACTTGTTTTGAAAAAACCAAGTGTATATCAACCTAAAACTATTACAAAATCAAGTGTAGATAAACCAGAACCTATTAAAAAATACCAAACAGAAAATACATACTTCTTTACTAAAAAAAATAAGAACAATATTAAAACTGATACATATAGTATATTTTAAAATCAAATTTTAAAATATACTAGTAATTTAACAATATTAATATGAGATATAAAAACATAGAAAATTTATACGATCAGTCAGAACACGTTGAATCGTCGTGTTCAAGGGCTAAAGATATCGAAAAGACGTGTATATTAAAAATGTGTAAAAGTAACGATTTTTCTCCTACTGATTTAAAGAAAGAAATCTATTTTGCGAAACGAGCAGAAAAACACGGAATTGGA